ATTCCATTGCAAATGTATTTTCTTTTCAACGAGTCGTTGATTACACGTGCTCGTAACTACTGTTGTGACGAGTTTATTCGCTCGGATTCAACGCATATGATGTTCATTGACTCGGACATCGGATTCAACCCACAAGATGTTATCGCATTGCTTGCGATGCAGGATGATGACTCAGATTATGACGTTATCGGTGGTCCTTATCCTAAGAAGTGTATTTCTTGGGAAAAGGTAAAGTTGGCAGTTGATAAGGGCTTCGCTGACGAGGATCCTAATCAGTTAGAACGTTTCGTAGGTGACTACGTATTCAATCCTAAGCAGGGTTCAGGATCTATTCCAATTGGCGAACCTGTCGAGGTTCTTGAAATCGGTACGGGTTTCATGATGGTTCGCAAGAAGACTCTACTTAAGTTCACTGAAGCATTCCCACAATATAATTACCGTCCTGATCATGTTCGCACTGAACATTTCGACGGAACACGTGAGATCATGCAGTTCTTCCAGGCAGAGATTGACCCGAAGAGCAAGCGTTATCTTTCTGAAGATTATTGGTTCTGTCAGAAGATTCAGGAGCTCGGAATGAAGACATGGTTCTGTCCATGGATGAAGATGCAGCACGTAGGCACATATATCTTTGGCGGTTCACTTGCTGATCTTGCTGCCGTAGGTGCATCTGCGACTGCTGATGGTGATCAGATCATGAAGAATCGTCAGAAGAACAAGAAGTAATCTTTTTTAATATACTATGGAGTTATATAATGTCTGTTATGAAACTTGAACCGAAGACAGTTACTGTTCTAAAGAACTTTTCTTCAATAAACCCCTCGATGGTGTTTAAGCCAGGCAATGTCCTGGCCACCATTTCTCCTACTAAGACAGTTTTGGCAAAGGCAAAGATCACACAGAGCTTTGAACGTCAGTTCGGCATCTACGACCTGTCACGTTTCCTCGGTGTAGTATCTTTGTTCGGAGACAATCCTGATCTACAATTCAACAATGATAGTGTCACTATTCGTAGCGACAATCGTGAACTCGACTATCGCTTTGTCGGTGATCTAAGCACCATCATTACTCCACCTGATGGTGAAATCAACTTCAAGGAAGATGTTGTCTTTAATATCTCTAACACTGCTTTGCAGGATATTCAGCGTGCTTTGAGTGCACTGAGTATGCCTGAAATTGCCGTTGTCGGTGATAGGGGCGACTTATGGATACAGGTCATTGACACAAAGAATCCTGCAGGTCACAACTATAGAATCAACCTCGGAAATACGGACAAGAAGTTCAGGTTCGTTTTCAAGGCAGAAAATCTAAAGTTCATTCCTCAGGACTATGAGGTACGTATTACTTCAAAGGGTATGTCTCACTTCAAGGGTTCACAATCCGTTGAAGTCGACTATTGGGTTGCGGTGCAACCGAAGGTCAGCACCTTCGAAGGTTGACAATATAAGGTGTAGTGTGTATAATCGCACTACACCTCTTAACTTTATGATGGAGATTATATTATGATGAACGAAGAATTTCTGTGGGTCGAAAAGTATCGTCCGAACACTATCGCTGATACGATTCTTCCCGACAACCTGAAGAAAACTTTCCAAACATTTGTAGACAAGAAAAATATCCCTAACCTGCTGCTAACAGGCAGTGCAGGTGTAGGCAAGACAACTGTAGCACGTGCCATGCTTGAACAGTTAGATTGTGACTACATGATTATCAACGGTTCGCTTGAAGGTCGCTCTATTGATGTTCTGCGTAATGAGATAGCAAACTTTGCATCTAGTATGTCTTTCAAGGGCACTAGAAAGTATGTTATTCTTGATGAGGCGGATTATCTGAACCCCCAATCCGTGCAACCTGCTCTTCGTAATTTCATGGAAGAGTTTTCTGCTAACTGCGGATTCATCTTCACTTGCAATTTCAAATCAAAAATCATTGCGCCACTTCATTCACGCTGTTCTGTTATTGACTTCAAACTCAATAAGGAAGATCGTGTGAAGGTCGCTGCACAGTTCATGAAGCGTATTCAGAACATTCTTAAAGAAGAAAATGTGCAGTATAATCCCGCTGTTGTCGCAGAGGTTCTTAAGAAGTATTTTCCTGACTGGCGTCGAGTCATCAATGAACTGCAGCGTTACTCTGTCACAGGATCTATTGATACGGGTATCATCTCTTCATTTACGAATGATAACATTACTACAATCATGAAGTATCTGAAGTCAAGGGATTTCACTAACATTCGTAAGTGGGTCGCCGAGAATCCTGAGTTCACCGTTGACGATCTGTTCAAGCAGTTCTATGATTATGCGACTGAGTATATGACTCCTCAAAGCATTCCTGCTCTGGTCGTTCTTCTCGCTCAGTATCAGCACAAGGCAGCGTTTGTGGCTAACCAGGAAATCAATACAGTCGCCTGCCTCGTAGAAATCATGCAGGAATGCACATTCAAATGATCTTTAAGTGTGGATTGTGCAACAAGTACAAGATGGGCAAGCATCATGAGGTACAGTATAAAGCACTCAATGATCTTGGTCAGCAGCAAAAATATGTTATGAAAATATGTGAGGTATGCGCCAATGACTTCCAAAAAGCAGGTATCAAAGAAGAAGAATTCGGAACCCAAATCAGAGGAGACGAAACCGAGATTTGATATGTGGACCTTTGTGAATGATCTTTCTAAAGGAAAGAAATATCTATTCAACGAAGAGACACAGGAAGAATATAACCCTTTCAATATCAACAAGGCCTTTTCTCTGTACATAGACACTCTACTCTATGCACAGACTATGAACCGCTACTATAATCTCCCTAAGAAGTTGCAACATGATTATTTAATAAATAGTATTAGATCCCAAAGCCGATATGCGAAGTGGGTGAAGTACGATAAGGAGTCGAAGCGGCATATGAATATCCTGGCCATACAGGAATACTACGGATACTCATATAAGAAAGCAGTTTCAGCCCTTTCGATATTAACAGATAAACAGATTGCCATTATAAAACAAAAAATAGAAAAGGGTGGTATAGTTAAATGAATTTGATTGAAACATTGGTAGAGGTGAAGATCGCAGAGGAGCAAGATTTTCTTAAGATTAAAGAAACACTAACACGTATTGGTGTTGCGTCTAGAAAAGATAAAAAACTTTATCAGTCCTGCCACATTCTTCACAAACAAGGACGCTATTACGTTGTCCACTTCAAGGAGTTGTTTGCTCTCGACGGTAAGCCAACCGACTTCTCAGACGAAGATAAGGGCCGTAGAAATACGATAGCGGTTCTCTTACAAGATTGGGATCTTATCAAGATTGCAGACGAGCAGCAGGTAGAACAGCCTAGAGCTCCTATGAGCCAGATCAAGATTCTACCACACAAGGAGAAGAACGAGTGGGAACTGGTAGCTAAGTACAATATTGGCCGTAAGAAGACCTAACCCCTTGATTTTTCAGTGCATTTTACCGGTTGACAATATTCCGAATAATTGCTATAAACACAATATAGCGAAGAAAGTGATTGACGGGTTGGTGCTATACGGCGGCGCCTCGGTAACTGACTGATGCCTAGAGAGTAGGTCACCCGAAAATAAATTTTCTCCGCTTGACATAATAAACGATATTCGTTATAAATACAAAATAACGAAACGAAAGAAAGAAGAAAAGTGAATAAACCCTGCGTACTATCAACACAATCAATTGAATGGAATCGTCCATACGACTTCCATGTAGGGGTTCTTTGTATGTGATCTTCTTCACATAGATTCTTAGAACCCCGGGCCAGAAATGTTCCGGGGTTTTTATTTGCCCGCAAGGGCGCTGCTGTTTGACATTGTTAAGTTCCGGAGAGATAACTTTTGTTGTCTCTTCTGAGATGCACCGAGCGCTGTAGCTACCGCCTAGCAATGGTGTAGCCGTACCCGCTTCGGCGAGCGTTAGGTAGACGGTTCGATTCCGTAGGTGCATCTCAGAAGTGACAACAAATACTTCTTTCGTCAGTAGTCACTAGCAGGTGGCCACCGCGACAAGTCATTCATTGGTGTAGGGGAAGCACGGTGCCGCAGAAGCGGCTTCAGGCATGAGTTCGAATCTCATATGATGATGTGACTACTGACGAAAGAAGTAATTCATGGACCAGTCGCCTAGTGGCTATGGCAGCAGACTCTTAATCTGTCGCAGTGATGCAATCGTGGGTTCGAGTCCCACCTGGTCCTCCAATTTATAACCGAGTGTAGCGCAGTTTGGTAGCGCACGTGCTTTGGGAGCATGGGGTCGTGGGTTCGAATCCTACCACTCGGACCAATTCATATCAGTGTAGTGTAACGGTAGCACAGCGGTCTCCAAAACCTCTTGTCAGGGTTCGAATCCTTGCACTGGTGCCAATTCAAATC